AAGAAAGACCTACGTTGTAAATATTACCACGCATATTTTCAAACTGATGAATTGCGTGTAAGAATGCTTCACATACATCACGCACATGGACATAATTACGTTTGAAGTGACCCTCAAAGATGATAGTATAACCATCATTCACTGCACGATATGTCAAGTCATTAACCAACAAATCTGTACGCATACGCGGTGACATACCGAATACTGTAGCAAGACGATAGCTGATTGAATTTTCACGCTGCATTAATTCTTTTTCTACTGCAACTTTATCGACCGCATACTTTGAAATAGGACGTAGTGGAGAATCTTCTGTACAGAAGTTATTTTCATCACCGGTACCATAAGCAGAATTTGTTGTAGGCATAATGATGCGCTGTTCATTTGATACATTCTTTAGCATCCAGAACATTGCATCTTTATTTGTTGTGTCTGCACCAACAACATCTTTGTTACACAATGGTGCGCCAACAAGTGCAGCAAGAGGAATAATAATATCTGCTTCTTTCAGCAGTTGTGCCATATGTGCTGGATTACGAATATCACCATTCACGATGGTCAAGTCTTTATTTTCACAAAGATGATTCAATCCACTTTGACGAAACATAAAGTTATCCAATACAGTAACTTTACATCCTATTTGCAATAAGTATTCTACTAGAATACAACCAATGTAACCAGCTCCACCAGTTACTAATACTCGCCACTGTCCCATATTATACCCTATTTAAAATGTTTACGATTTCATTGATTGCTGATTCTTTTAGTGTTGGATAATTTCCAATGTAGAACGAATAAAAATGCATGTGGTCAGTATTCGGAAAGTTCCTATAATGATTTTCTGGTACAATATTTTTCAAATATGGTTGTCTCAATTGATTTCCACCACCAGCAGAGCCACGACGAAACTCAATTCCTTCATCACGCATTTTACCCATCAAACGATTTACAAAATATTCTGTACAATAGTCATGCTGTAGCACTATGTTAAACGCATAGTTACTACATCCTATCAATCTAAAATCTACCTTATACTTTTTCTGGTCTAGCTTTGATAAGAAGTGAAATAGATTTTTATTTCTAAGTTTAACATTTTCATCCAGATATTTCAACTGATTTTGACCAAGTATACCGCCAATTTCATTGTTACGCATGTTGTATGCTTGATATGCGAAAATGAAATCTGGATTTAATTCTGGATTTTCTGCTTTATATTTTTCAGACATCTTTGAACTACCGCATTCACGTACCATACCGTGTGAACGGAGCATACGAACTGTGTGATAAACTTCTTCATCATTTGTACAAACCATACCACCTTCAATCGTTGACATGTGGTGTGCAAAATAAAATGAGAAGTTTGACATCCAACCAAAGCTACCCAAAAGCTTTTGATTATGTGTTGCACCATGCGATTCACACACATCTTCAATCAAAGGAATGTTACGATGACGAAGAACTTCTAATACTCTGTCAGATAAGCAGTCGAAGCCTTGAGCGTAAGTTATAAAGACAGCACGTGTCTTATCTGTGATAGCATTTAGTATGCCATCCTCATTCATACCAAGAGTGTCTAAGTCGATGTCAACAAATACTGGAGTGAATCCGCATTGAAGAATAGAAGCGATATCAGATACCCATGTAAATGGCGGCACAATCACTTCACCACCTTCTGGATGTTTAATCTTCAACATTGTCATTGACAATAGATTTGCAGAAGCACCGGAATTGACAAAGACTGAATACTTTACACCCAACCATTTAGACCATGCTTCTTCAAAAGCACGACACTCTGGTCCATTCGTAAGTTTTGGATTATCTTTTTTGAGATGTTCTATTACCAAATCTAAATCTTCTCTTGTAATATTATCAGACATTAAAGGATACTTCATCGTCACTCCATGATAATTGTGCTGCCACTATAGTCAAATTTAAATGGCACCCACACGTTGATTTCAGGTATTGCTAGTTTAATTTTTTCATGTGCATCAGGCGGAGCAAGAAACATAAAGAAACCACCACCACCAGCACCCATCAATTTACCACCATATGCACCAGCTTTTATTGCTTTGTTATATATTGTATCTATATACTCACTCGTTACATCATTTGTTAGTTCTCTTTTGTAGTACCACTGTTCAACAAGAAGGTCGCCTAACTCTTTCATCGGTTGTTCATCAATCATTAAATCATATGCACAATTTGATACTCTGGATATAGCATCCAAATATTTTTCCGATTTGCCTGATTTAATATTTTCAACTTGTTGTTTAGCATGAACATCAGAAAATCTATCAATACCAGAAAAGCCTAACATAATATGCTTTTCTAAATTGTTTTCGTATTCAAAAGATACATCTAAAGATAAAACTTTTATTTTGTCTTTTGAAAGTTCAATAACATTTAAACCACCATAAGCGGCTGCAATCTGATCTTGTACACCGACAGATTCACCAATTCGATTCTGTTCAATATCTATTGCTGCTCTAGCAAGGTCATATGCATGATTTGATTTGCCTAGATAAGTTGTGATGGCATTTACCAGTCCAACAGTAAATGCAGAAGATGATCCAATGCCAGAACGAGCAGGAAGGTCGCCGTCGTGGCTAATAGAAATACCATTAGATATATCATAATACTTTAAACACTCCCTTACTGAAGGATGTTCTATCTCAGATATGTCATCAACAGTTTCTATCTTTGAATAGATAATCCGATTAGCATGTTCAAAATAAGGCGGTAACTTCTTTAAACTTATATAGCAATAATGAGCCATTGCAGCAGAGATTACTCTAGATGGATGTTTTTCATACCATGCTGGATAATCTGTGCCACCTCCAAATAAAGATAAACGATACGGTGTTTTAGATATGATCATTTTTCATTATAATAATCACCATACTCAACCAATATGGTAGATTTTCCATCTCTTCTCAGATATGCTGTGCAGTATGCATCGTAGACATGTCTTGGTTCTTCTAACTTAATTATATCAGTATTTGGGCAAAGAAGTCTATAGGCATCTGTATAATCACCGACATGTTGATGTTGTGGATGTAAAGGTCTTTCAGAACCAATACCAGTTCTTATGATAATTCTTGGCTTGTAATCGGACATCATCGTAATTTTATCTACGTGATTGACTAACTGATTTGTTGCACACACTAGAAAATTCCAACGTGGATAAATGCTCACAGGAATATAACCAGCAAGTGCTAAACCCAATGTCATGCCCATTTGTGTGTCTTCAAACACAGGCATTTCTAATAATTGTTCTTTAGGAACATCTTTTAGTGTGTTAGACATTGCTGTACCAGCATACTCTACTGCTTGACCCATAAAGATAACTCTTGGATCACCAGCAAGCATGTTCATTGCACGTTTTAGTTCGTCAAAGTATTTCAAAATTGTACCCTCATTCCCGCACCAGCATGTGGATATTTTGTTTCATATTCATAATAATAAATGGATTCGTGTTCACAATTCTTATATGATGATTCTGATACACCCCAAGTTTTATTTGTATCAGTACAAACAGATTTGCCATTATCTTCAACAATAAATTTGATAGGCAGTTCATGTTGAATAGAATACTTGAAGTTTTCCATGAAGATGCCAGATTCTGATGTCATGTCACCAACAAAGCAATACACCTTCGTGTCAATCTTTTTACGTTTCATTGCCATCGCAGTTCCTACTGCAATAGGAATATTGCCACCAACAATTGCTGATGAGTATATGTTGTATTGTGGATAACAAAGTGAGATTGACTTGCCTTCCAAAATATCTTTTTCTAAAACATCTGGCGGCACACCTTTCAACAGACATTGATAATGTGAACGCCATGAACAAAACACCCAATCTATTGACCGAATGTTTTTGAAGATTTTTATCATTTCATTCTCATTGCCATAGTACAGATGAATTGGCGCACGAATTCTGCCATTGTTGAAATGATCAGCAATCTTATCTTCGAATGCGATAAGTTCTTGTTTAGTCACCTAGAATTTTCCTTTTCAATCTAATCTTGGACATCTCTTCAATATTTTTACGTGAATCAATTCCAAATTTGTTTTCAACAAGATTCAAGAATGGTCCATGTGAAAAGTATTTGTGCCAAGCATCATCACGAAACTTCAATACTTCAGCACCAGTTAGTGCTTTTGTTCTGAGTGGTTTACAGTCATATGATAGAAATGCGAACTCATCGAACGTCTGTGGTAATTCCCATTTATTATTAACTGCTTCCATATAAAGTGGACTACCAGGTAATGCCATTGCTGCATAGAAGTTTGCATGTTCACAGTTTAACTCAAGTGCAAGGTCTAAAGTTTCTTGCATTGTCTCTTGTGTATCTTCTGGAAAACCAAACATGTAATTGCCCAACACATTGATACCAGCATCTTTAATGTCTTGTACAACTTCACGAATATCAACTTGCTTGAATCGACCTTTATCAATTTCTAAACGAACTTGTGGATTACCTGCTTCAATACCAAGTGCAAGCCAATTTACTCCAGCTTCTTTGAACAATTCTAGTTGGTCTTTTCGAACGGAATCTACACGTGCATATGCCCAGAAATTAAACTTCATTCCACGGTCAACCAGACCTTGCAGAATAGGAACATAATATTTTTTGTTTAGAAAAAACATCTCATCAGTCAAACGAACTGTGCGTACACCATTTTCCCATAGATATTCAAATTCTTTCAACATTAATTCTGGTGACCAGAAACGCATACCACGAGTATCGGATGATACTGTGCCTTGTTGATATGATGTTCTATTGACGATATTAATCATACAGAAGTTGCAACCAAATGAACAACCCAGTGATGTTGAGATTGCAGCAAATGGTGTACGACCTTCGTCTTTGAAATATGAATGCCAATAATGCGCTCTGTATTTGTCTAATAAGTTGTTATCTTTTGGTAGCAAATCCCATGCATAACCTGGCATAACTCTGTCCATATCTTTCGTTTGAACAATCTCACCAGGAGCACCCGTCGCAGCAAAGCCATGTTTCTTATATACCAGACCACGAACTTTGTCTAGTTCATCAACATAGTTTGTTTGCAGCAAATCTAGCAGACCATAAACACCCTCATTGATGAATACGAAATCAACATAAGGTAAACCAATAACATCATATGGCAATGCAGAAGCATGTGAGCCGATGAATACTGTTTTGATTGATGGATGTGATGCTTTAAGTTGCTTTGCTAGTTTTGATGCACCAATCATCATCGTGGTGCCTGAGTTTGGATTTTGTCCATAAAGAACAAAGACTGCTATATCAGTTTTTGTATCCGCAATTTTCTCTGCTGCTTGTTCAACACTTGTAGGTTCAGCATCAAAATCTAAAATACAAGGATTATATCCATCAACACGAACAGCGTTAGCAAGTAACAATGCCCATGTTGGCGGTTCAATAGCAGAATACTTATTAGAGAGTTCCTGATATGCTTGTGCAGCACTGCTTGGTATAACAAATGTCACCACTTTTGACATAATAAACTAATCCTTTAATGTAACTTTTTATTTTTTATTTCATTTATGTGTTGTAGAATTTCTTGGTATACTTCTTCTTCATTTTCTTCATCACTATCGTCATGGTCTTCTAATAATTCATTTATTTTCTTATCAGATTCTTCCATATCTTTTGATAATTTCTCAATCACTTTATCATAATACCTAATCATTTCTTCTCTAGGTTCAACAATCGTAACAATGTCTGTATAATATATATTTGCACTATTAACTTTGATAAGTTCAACCGGTAACCAGGGCATCATCATCATTACAGTTTGTCCAGTTGGCATTCTTCGAAATACTAAACGCATGGGCTCATTCAACTGAATCATATCGGAATTTTCTTCTTCACACATAGAAGCTAATATATCTTCACCAGATTGCATTCTTATTAGTTTTACGTTATGCATTTTTGACCTCTATGTTGTAGAATTTGTATTTGAACTTTTCTCCATCATATATTTTAACACGGTCGGCAAAATGTTTCAATGTGAAATTAACATGTTTACCTATGCGAAAATCATCTGCTATATCAAATAGTACCGCTTCTTTTTTGTTGTCTCCAATTCGCAAGCCTCTTCCAATTGATTGTAAATTTCTAACTCTCGACTTAGACGGTGAGGCAAAAATAACGTTATGAAGATTACGTATATTAATACCGGTAGAAAAAGTGCCGTAAGAAGCCACGATGATGGCGTTATTTTCTTTTTCGGTAATGGCACGAACTTGTTCACGGACTTGAACATCTGTTCCACCATACACAAAAAAAACATGCCTATTACTAGCTTTCTCTTCAATGAGTTTGTGAAGTTGTTTGCCATGTTTTTCAACCAAATTAAATAGCACAAGAGAATTGCCCTCTAGTGATAGTGTAAGATTACGAATAAATTCATTTCGTGCTTTGTTACTAACTATGTAGTTTATTTCACTCTGATAGTCCCATGCTCTGGACTGTTTACAAACTTCTTCAGAATATTTTAATATCAAACATTTTATTTTAAATTCTGCTAACATCTTATCTTCAATAAGTTTAGCTGTTGTCGTTGATTGATAAACTGGTCCAAACAATCCCTCAAGAACAAGTTTGTGTGTTTGTGTACCATCAATTGTTCCTGTACATCCAATTCTGTAAGATGCATTCTTTAATCCAGACATAATGGTAGTCAGAGACTTTGCTTTGAACTGGTGTGCTTCATCACCAAAAACAAAATCAAACTGCTCAAAGTATTCTGGTGGATTTTTATAGATTGATTGCCATGTGGTGATTGTAAGAAACTTGTCTGTGTTCTTGTCTTTACCAGAATATTGACGATGACAATATTTCTCTGAATCGTATCCGTAAGATGCAAAATCGGAGTACATCTGTTCAACAAGTGATGTTGTCGGAACAATCAACAAACCTTTTTTGTGTTTTTTATGCTGAACATATCTCAGAATGAGATACAAAATGAAGGACTTACCTGAACCAGTCGGTGATAATAACAACATTCTTCTATTTCTAACGGCAGAAATGAATGCTTTTACTTGATATTCTCTTGCACCTTCTTGTATAATGGTTTTGTGCAGTTCAAGACTGTCTATAAACTCTTTAGCTTCTAATGCTGAGAAATTCTCAGTTGCAGTGATTGCTGAGTCAATCTCATACTTATATTCTCTTTCAGCGCAAAACTTTTCAATGTACGGCAACAGACCAGAATAAATTGTATGTGAACGCAAATCGAAAAGACGAACTTTTCCATCCCACAATTTATTCTTGTATGTTGGCATGAACTGATAACCAGGAACAAAAAATTCAAAATAAGAAGAGAGTTCGTAAGCGACACTCTTCTCACAATCAATTCTTATGAACGCTTCGTTCTGTTTTCGTAAAATTAAATCAAACACCTTGAATAAACTTTTCCCAGTCAATGAATGACCGAAGCTCCCATGTTCGGTTGTTTAGTTCTTTTATGATTGCTTGGCATACTTCCACAATTTCTTCATGTAATAGTTTTCTAGCAAGATACTTATTGATATCTTCGTCTGCTTCTAAGTATGTATTGATTTCAGATTTGAGTGTAAAAGGAAATGGTTGCCATCCATAATGATGCAACAATTCTTCGTCAAGTTTGCCAGTGTAGTATTCCCACTTTAATTTACGCCATTTGTTATATTGAAATTCGGCTTCTTTGACTAACAATCTATGTGAAGAAAGAATGTTTAAATACTTCGAATGAAGTTTTGGAATGTCAATCAGTGCTTTACCAGGTTCAGTTCTATCAATGATAGAATCAGTTGCCCACATCTGTAATACATCATCAAGTTTGCTCATAGTTTACCTCCGTATTAGGAGTATATCACATTTAAAATAATTTTTCTACGTTATAATAGGTAAATCTGAAAGTTGCGTCTGCTGTGACAATTGATTCTGGAGAGTCAGTTGAAGATAAAATAAAACCAGAAAGTGAGATTGGAAATAAATCTTTGAAGTTAAAACGGTAGTACGGTTTATTTGATGCTGAGAGAATTGTTACAGAACCATCTGCATATTGTGGTGTAGCTGATGCTTGTGCGCTAGTGAATTGAGAAAGTTTACCTAAAGACTGATACTCTTCAAATTCGGTTGGGAAAGTCATTGCACGAAGCCAGTCATGAATCTCTAACCAACTTAACATTTCTGCATCAACAATAAAAGTAATATTTAATACATCATATATTGTCTTTTCACCTGGTGCATATAATTCAACGAATGGATTGTTAATAGGTATTTCTGATGTTGAAACACCTGGTAAAGAAATAGTCTGACAAAAATATTGTAAATTTGGCGCACGACTAAAGTTCAACGTAAACTTGTTAGGTTGAATTGAATTTGGATTTGTTGGGGTTCTATTAAGTGCTGTCATATGCTTATTTATAAACAAAAAAAAGAGGCTCCCGAAGAAGCCTCTTTAAATCCCACTCTACGGTGGTTATTTAATTACATCAAGTTTGCAATACGGAAACCACGGTAGTAGTTGTTTGACTGTGAATCCAAACGACCTAGACCCTGGTCAGTACCTTCAGCAAATGGGTTAGCAACTAGACCGTAACGAGTCTTGAAGCCAATCTTTGGCTGGAATGTACCTGTATCAACTGCACGAACCATTTGTAGAGGAACGTATGGGCAGTAGAACATACCAGCATCGTATGCGTTAGTACCCTTGTAACCTACAACCGCAAACTCAGATGTTGAGCCTGTTGGGAAGTATGGGTCAATGTAAACTTTGATACGACCGAAGATTGTACCAGCAAAAGTATTACCAGTATCATCAACTGTTAGATTAACTTGACCAGCAAGTGCTGAGTTGTAATCAAGAATACCTGACATCGCTAGAGCAGAAGCTACGTCTGAAGAACAGATAACGATGTTACCTTTACCACGACGAGTTGTCTTAGCAATTTGGTTTGCTTCACGTTCAATCTGGAATGCAAGACCTTTAATCTTTTCAACCATCCAACGACCGTTTGAATCTGTGTCAAGGTTGAATGCACCACGAGTTGTTGTACCAGCTTGACAGCCTGGTTTAGCAACTTTGTAGATTGTACGGATAACTTCACGGTTGATTTCAGCAAGAATTTCAGCAGAAAGGATATTAGCCAATTCTGTTTCTGCGTCTAGACCATGAACTGCTTTCAAGTCTTGTGCAAGTTCCATTGAGTATTCTGCTTTCAATGCACGTGTACGTGCTGTAACAGTAACTTTCTCAATTGAGAATGCCATTTCTTGGAATGTGTTACCAGCTGCACCGTCGCCTAATGCTTCAGCAGAACCAGTAGTCATTGCGCCTGTAGGAGCAGCGTTACCAGTAAACAGATAATCTGTTGTGTTACCAGCAATTGTCATTGAAGAAGCAACGATAGCGCCGTTAGCACCAGAGAATGCTGTGTTAGCTTCGTTGTAGAATGCTTCTCCACCACCTTGTGATGCATACTTAGTACGCATTGCAAAAATCAGACCTGTAGGACCTGTCATTGGCTGAACGCCGCAAACGTCATACGCAATCAGATTAGGTAATGAACGACGAACTAAGCTGATAAGAATTGGATCGAAACCAGCAACTGGACCTGCAGCAGCAGCACCGCCACCAAAACCGCCTGTACCAGCAAAGTTAGTTGGTGAACCGGTCTCTTGCAGCATACCAGATTCTTTGATCATTTCAGTAGCCTGATTTTCCAGGATAACTGCTGTAACTGCCTTACGATATGGGTCAGCAATCGCTGGCAAGTCTGGATGATTTAGAACACCATCCCATTTGTTTTGTAAATTTTCAGACAAATACATCTTTGTATCTCCTTTGATTATTATTAAATTTTTGTTTTAGAAATTGCTTGCATGACTGATGCAACGTAAGGATCAGAAGACATCTTCTTTTCGTTACCATCAGTGTCATCAACTGTTTCGTGAAGCTGTGCTGCATCGGCTTTTTTCATGCCTGATGGGAAATAGTTCTCACGAATTGTTTCAAGTTTTTCTACGAATTCTTCCTCTGTGGAAAATTCTACACTCTCTGCGAGTGCTTTAATCTTTTCAACTTGAGTTGCTGTGAGACCTTCACACACTTCATTTACTAGTTGTACTTTGACTGCTTCAGTAAGTTGTTTTTTATACTGAATATTAGTTTCAATTTCTTCGTTCAATTTTTCTTCCAGTTCTTCAACCTTAGAAGCAAGTTCTTCTACAAGGTCAACTTTGTCTTCTGGAACATTGATATAGTTTTCAGCAAACAGATTGCGTAGACCGGCAATAAAGTCTTCTGTAATTTAGGAACGTAAA